ATGATCTCTAAATGGTGTTGCTCTATGTAGAATATTAGAACTAAACCTGACTAGACTATTGGGAAATGGTGGGACACCAATAATTTTATTGTCCAGAGAAAATTCTGTACAACCACCTTGGTTTATATCATACCCATGAAAGTTCATGGGATACCATATGAATGTCCACTGATCTGATTCTCCTACAGAATCTGTATGAAAATATGCTTGTTCTTTAGGAGCAAATACATTTATATACAAACGGTAGATAGCATAATCATTCCAGAAACCAGTGTATTTTTCATGAATATGTTTAATAAAATAATTATAAATTAATTTTGTCTCATCAGATATTTGTATTTCTTCTTTCGCATCTATGTGATAAAGATCTGCTACTAATCCAGTAGGAGGATAACTTTGATTATCTGTTTCTCCATAACGATATAAAGATTCTCTAAGGTAGGCAGATATTTCTTTTGCTATTTCTTCTGGGAAAAAATTATCTGCTTGTTGAATACTAGGTTTAGGTTTGAGTTTCATTGTCCTTAAATCCTAGATAATGTAATACATGTGCCCTGACTTCCATCAGTTCATCATAACAACCTTGATTGTGTGCACAACCACGAAGTTTAGTGTCAGGTTGTAATACTGATTCTATAAACAAAGTTCTTGCTCTGTCAAGTTTATCTTTTCTTTCTTCAGACCATCCAGTATTAGGAGTATATTCATACCCATGTTCTAATAGATGTAGTTCATCTTCAAACGACAGTCCTGATGGTAGGTTGTCAATCATAATTTTTCTTCTGGGATAATTCTGTATACAGTTGTATACCTAGGTGTATAAGGAACTATGGGTGCTAGTCCTCTGTGTGGATGGTCACCAGGAAAAATAATAGTTCTGCCTGGCACATAGTCATGTTGTTCAACAACATTTTCATTTTCAATTAACTGAAACTGACCGCCCCACTCTTGACTCCATTCACTATTATTCATAATCATAACAGTTAGTGCAGAGTCTTTGTCTACATGCGTAGAACCATCCATGCAATTGAACTGAAGGTTAACATCAATTCTCTTCAAGTATATAGGACTCTTGAATAAGTCCTCTAAGATATCAAAAGCATCAAAAAATATTTCTGCTTTATCATGTAAGTATTCAACTCTATTAAGACTACTTCTCAAAAAAATATTTGTACCAAAAAATCTATGAGTGTTTGTTGCATTGTTCGCAGTAACTGGAACTTCATGCACAAGAACATCTTCAAAAGACTTTAGGAAGGTTGAGTCAAATAGATCGTCTATTATATGTGATATCATCTTTACATTATAAGACCCCTGACTCAAAGAGTCAAGGGTCTAGGTTTCTTACATTTCTTTTTCCTTAAATTAACATCTCTCTACACACTCTTTTGCAGATGTGTAGTTCGCTATCACACTCTATTAGACAATCAAAATAGTCATTTACTAGATTTTCATCTTCGGATGAATTGGAAGGAGTCCATTCTGCTAGTTGATTGAAAGATAGTGAATTGTGTGACATTTTTTTACTAATTTGTAACCGCATGACGAAAGGAATTTAGGTCATTTGTTTGTCCTTAATTCTATCATTATTTAGTCAAGATTACAACACAAAAGGGCGGCTTACTTAACAAAAATTATTGCCTACGAGTTTATACCTAGGTGAATGGATTCTTTCTATCAGGGTCATTACGAGTATAGTCATACCATGCTTCTGAATGTTCTACAGGATCATCCAATTCTGGGTTTACCTCTATCTCAACTGTCCCTGCTTCCTTCTCTTCCTCCATTGTTTTATATGCCCACTCATCAGTGTGTCCTACAGACCACCACTTAGGTAATGTCTCTACAGCATAGTTCTGAGTGCATACTTTAAAGTCTGGTTTCTTTAAGTTGTCACAATCAATCAGACTATTATCAAAGAACTGACATCTATTATTTGGTTGTGCAGCAAACTGTCCATTGTCTAGTGCAATAATATTAAATGTCTTATGCTCAGGATCATGCTCTGAGAAGTTAGTATCTAATACAGAGAAGTCTGGATGTGCAGTATCAATAGTAAACTCATACTCACCTGCATGTAATTTTTTATCCTTACCAAAGAACTGACATCTACCTAATATTGGTTTCTCTACAACTGTAATATTATAGTCAAAGCAGTCCCATAGTTCTAATACATCTAATGGTAATTGATTATCTTTATCATAATCTTCTTTCCATACAAATGCACTCAAAGGTAACTTGTCAAACAATGCACCATAGTCAGTTAGTAATGTCTCAAAGTATAATGCCTTTGCCTGTATACTCCTAACAGATATCCATAAACCTGGCGTTAGTTCTCCATGCCCTTTTTCTAAGTCATAGAGATACTCTTTCTTTACCCACACCTTTCTGGGTGGCAGAGGATGAACTAGATATGCCATTAACCACCTACTGTTTTTGCATAGTCTTGATCAAACAATTCAATACCTTTATCAGTAAGTATATGCTTATACATTTTATGGAAGATAGCAGGAGGCATGGTAACTATGTCTGCACCATTTGCAAAAGATTGAGATACACTTTTTACATCACGAATAGATGCTGATAATATTTGAGTCTGTGTTACCATCTGTGCAGTAAATAAATCACCAATCTCTTTTATTAAAGATAAACCATCAAAAGAATTGTCATCAACTCTACCTACAAATGGTGAGATATATGTTGCACCTGCTTTTGCTGCAAGTATTGCCTGTGCTGCTGAGAATATAAGAGTTACATTGACTCTGATACCTGACTGGGTTAGAATCTTACATGCTTTTAATCCTGCAGGTGTACAAGGAACTTTGATTGTAGTTGCATCACCAAATTTATCAGACAGTCTTTGACCTTGGGTTACAAATACATTTGCGTTATCAGTAACAACCTCCATGCTTAGGTCTGTAACACCCATACTAATTAAGTTACCATATACTGTCTCTGGATCTTCACCATTTTTTAGTATAAGAGTTGGGTTTGTGGTTACACCATCTATAAGACCTGTTTCCAAACCCTTTAGGATGTCATCTGCACTAGCAGTATCAAGAAAAATTTTCATCAAAATAATCTTTGCGGTAGTATCTACCTAGAATATTACTATTATAGTAGGCAGGGGTATGATCTGTCAACTTTTCTGTTAGGACATTATTAAGAAAGAGTTGCCTAGTCTCTTCAAAATTTGTTTTCCCTACCGACTCATGCAAAGATAAAATTTCTCTCTTGAAAATATCTTTTCCGTATTTTTTTATATCTTCTTTTAATTCTGGACAACTTCCATAGTATTTTTTCCAGTCGGATTCTGAAGTAACTCTTCTCTTTCCGCCCTTGGGTTTTCTTTTCTGCACAAAGTACTTTCTACCGATGTACTGTTTACCTGTTTGTATATTAGTAATCCTGTAGACGAAACCGAACTTACCATCAATATCGTCAGAAGTGAAATTTGTACCTTGATATAACCAGGGATTGTCATAATCTAATGTCATGCTCCTATTTAGGATGCTACACCATCAGCACCTGCCCTTACTGCCATTAGTTTTTTCTGGAGTATTTGTTTCTTAATCATGTTCATTCGTTTCTTTTTTGTTTCTATCTGTTTGTCCTCTGTGCTCTTGGTTTCCTCTTCAGAAAGACCTGCCTTTCTTAATCGTTTTGCCTGACTAGCATGCATTTTTACTGCAGCGTCTAGTTCTTTAGCAATCTTCTTTACATTTTTTGGTGTGTCATGTTTTTCACCAATATACTTTTGTATCTGTAAAGCATTTTTTCTTTTCTTTTCTTTCTGTTCACCATAAGTTTCACATGGATCTTTTCCACACCCACAGTTTTTGACACCCTCTGCTTGTACTCTAGTCTTACCAAGAATATATTTTGGATCATTCTTCATCGCTGCTTGTGCATCTGACTCATCATTTTTATTAACTTTATGAATTGTCTTGCCACCTTTCTTGGTAGTCTTATGATTTATTTTTGCTTTTTCCAACTCTGCAGACTCTTTATGAGTAGTTGTCAAAGCTCTTGCTTTTTGCTTCACTCTATCTTTAATAGATGATCCAACCATCTTCAATTTATTTTTCATTGAATAAGGATTCTCTTCTAACTTTGGATGCTTCCTTGCTATCTCAGTAACAACCTCTTCATTAGTTTTCTTAACTGCCTTGTTCTTTATGTGTGCTAGGAATGTAGGACTCTTTACCTTTACCTTACCACCTGCCCTTCTAGTTGCTTTGTTACCTGCACCTCTATCTGAGTCTTCCCAGTCACCACCACCTTTAGTGGCTTTCTTAGAGTAACCTTTACCACCTAGTCTTTCATCTAACTCAACCTCTTCTTTCATCTTAGATGCAACTTTCAATGCTTGCAGTCTATCAAGTGCTGCTGATAACTTTGCTTTCTTTGCAAGGTTGGATGGTCTTTGAGATTGATGAACTGCCTCAGTCTTGAGAGGTTTAGATGAGTTTGGTGCACCACCTGCCTCACCATCTCTCAATGATTGTCCAGTATCACTTTGTTTTACTTTTTTCTTTGCTGCTTTATCAGCAGTCATAATATTTGTTGCTCTTTCTCTTCTCTCTTGTTTTTGTTTTTCTACTGCTGCTTTTCTCTTAGCATCTATTTCGGCCTTGACTCCACCTGCTCCACCAGGTTTCTTTACTGGTTTAGATTCAGTTTTTTTTTGAGCCGACATGCTCTGCAAGTCTTTTACAGTATCTTTGCCTGGTTTTATGTCAGGATTACTCAACCCTCTAACACCATCACGCACCATACCACCTGCAATTTTAGCAGCATAACCTAGAACTTCATTAAGATGCTCTTCATCCCAAGTCTTCGCTTTCCTTTCAGTACTTATAACTTCTTGATTCTTTTCCTCATTAATATAATGCTCATGCATTTCACTAACAAGAATATCTAACTCTGTTACTGGTACATTTTTGATGAGTTGTTTCTCAAACAGAACATCATAATGTGAAATGTTACCATTTACATCTAGTGTGTGCATCTCTTTAATACACTCTCCTACACCATACTCCTCATGCTTTACCTTAGATGCACAGTTATGTTTCTTTAGAAACTTTTTCTTAGGATCTTCAGTCTTCTTTCCAAAGGCAGCCATAGCACCTGATGGTTTACCTGATCCTTTTGTTATACCATAAGATGTTCCCTCATGAGTAAACTTCATACCCTTAGTTGCTTTATCCCTAAGTGCCTGACGCTTCTTAGGATCCATATTCTTTTCATAGTCTGCTAATCTCTTAGCATAACTAGGGTTGTCTAGTTTTTTAATTTGTTTTCTATCTTCTTTATTAGGTCCTGTATACTCAACTGATTCTTTCTTTGTCTTTTTCTTAACAGTATCCTTATAGTATTTTGTTTTCTTTGGATCAGGACCTAGAAAATAATCCATAGAAGAACCAGACTTATCATATTTAATTTTTTCACCTATCAATTTTTTGGTAGTTGCAATGTCCATCTCTCTTCCTTTCTTCTGATCTTTAGGATCTTTAGATAAGGATAACTTTCTTGCTTTTCTGGTTGCAGTCGCTACAGGTGATTCTCCTGTCTTAGGATCTATGTCATACATTCCTTCATAGATTGATCTAAGATCTTCTCTCATACCTTTTTTAATACCCTTCTTAGCACCTTGGAATGCACCCTTGACTGCACCACCAACTGCACCTGCAGTTCCTCTGACTGCTGCCATACCAACTTTCTT